AGTTAGGATTCTTTGCTGCCTTTGGAAACTTCTTCATTTGCCCTGCACTACGTGCACAGAATGATTTACGTCTCTTAGCAGCTTTAGAACCTTTTTTAACCTTTCCAGTTACTGCTGTTTTTAATTTACTACCAGGGTTGGCTCTACGATAGGCTGCTACACCTTTCTTAGTCATGCCTGCTCCAGCTTTAGTCTTTCTAAAATTACCAGACTTGACTGAAGTCTTGATACCCATACCCTTTTTTCTAGTAGTTGCCATAACTATCTATCCACAAAATAACACAGTGTTGGTAACATTAGTAATAGTAATCACAGCAAAGTCTGAAACACTACTACCGTTTGAAGTTGTTAGTATACCCGTGCCAGGAAGGAACATATCTTGTGTTCCAGTTGCACTAGCTGGTGTTGCTATATTTAACAATTCTGTACCTGAACTACTATTTAAGTTCATTTTAACACTACCTGCTGAACCACTAGCTAAATAATAAAACCCTTTTAGTCGGGTTCTAGGTAAAGCTATTGACCCAGTTGTTCCTATACTTACATTACCTGCTGAAGCACCTGAAGCTGTAATACTTGTAACTTTTGCAAAAAAATTAGTAGAATCAGCTGTCCCAGTGTCAGCACCTGTAACGACTTCTGTAGTTGAGTTTCCTGTTAGTGCATCAGCCACAGTAATACCAACGATAGTGAATGTAATTCCACTGTCGTCTGCTGCTGAAGTAAATCTAACTTTATAACCAACCCCGTTAGGGCCTGCGTCATCGGTAAGTAAGGTCAGAGCCCCAGCACCCGATATGGATGCTGCTGCTCTATAGTATGTAGCACTTGTGGAAGGGGTTACTGCCCATATATCTCCATTACTGCTCATATTATTCTCCTATTAACTAACTGCTGCACTAAAAGGTGTAGCTAAGTTTCCAGTACCACCTGTGATAACTGAAACACTCCATTTAGTTGAACTGATAGCTGTACATGTGATTGTAGCGTGTGTTACACCACCTGTTGTGCTTCCATTTAATGTAATAGTATCTGATGCAGCTGCTGTTACAAATCCTTCCATGTTATCATCTGTATCTGTGTCAACGATTGTCGCTGAACCAGTCATAACGTCATTTGCGTTTGCAACTTGAACCACTAAATCTCCAGTTTTTGTTATTGAGTTTACTATTGTGAATGTAGCACCAATGTTATTTAGATTGTCAATATCAGAACTTGGTCCTGAACTTGCTCCGTCTGCTGTTGCATTTAGTGCTGGTAATGTGTAAGTTACTGCTCCAGCAGCATCGTTATGTACGATTTTGCCTGCGTGTGTAGCGACTGTTAAAGCTACGCTTGAGTCAGCATCTACGACATTAGCTGGTCCTGTGTTAATAAATCCATTTTTGGATATTACTGGACCCGAAAAAGTTGATGTAGCCATCTTATATCTCCATACAAAGTTAAAACTTACCTATCGTGTATGCGTCTGTTCGGGGGCAGTTAGATAAGTTCTATGTTTCCCGATAAGTAAATTATACCTATTTTGAGAATAAATAAAAGAAAAAAGAAAACCCAGCGAGAGATTAGCTGGGTTTTCAAAGTAGTGTTCAGAACTATGAAAAACTGAACACTCTCAAGTGTGCTTATTAAGCACCTTGTGAGCCCCACATTCCTAATGGGTCGGAGAATCCGAATGAATATCTTTCACGGGCTTTGTATCTTACATTACCTGTGTCGAAATCACCGTCCATAGATGTAGTTAATGGTGTTCTTACAAAGTATTTCATACCATTTGGTACATCAGTTGTTAGGAAATACGCATCAGTATCTGTTAGATAGTGATTAATTGTATATCCTTCTGGTATCGCACCGTTGTTTTTCAACGCGTTGATATCGTTATCAGCAGTACCGACTCTTTGTTCAGTATCTAATAAACGTGTTGCAACGAATTGTAAATCTGGTGGAATAATTAATTTACGTGGTTTAGCAGCAATCAACAAACCTCTTTCATCTGTCCATCCAGCTATTTGAATAACTGCATTTTCTAATGAAGATTCATTTAAGTCGGCAGCGACTGTTTGTGAATTGTTGTTTGTACCACCTGACACTAATGGATGGTCTGTAGCAAATAACGCTTTGCCATCACCACCGTTTGCATCAGAGAAACCATTGTTTAATACGTTAGCAGCTTTTACTTGTTTAGTATTAGCCATTGAACGTGCTAAAGCTTTTGTGTATCTCGCAGATAAAGTATCGTAAAGGTTATCCTCTACAGCTTCTTCTGTTAGTGAGAAACCTAAAGCTATGGTTTCGTGATTGTATCTAGCTGTGAACGCTTCTTGAGCATTGTCGTAAGCGATAGCAGCACCCTCGTCTTTAACGGGAGCCTGACCAAAGCCAGATAGTTTTGTTTCTTCTTCGAAACTACGTTCTGATGTTTCAGACTCGTAGATTTCTGTGTGCTCTTCTCCATAACGACTGTATTCCATTCCGAATAAAGCATTAAGGCCTGGGAGCAACTCTTTTAATAACTGAGCTCTTGAAATTGCCATTGTTTATTCTCCTTTATATACCTGTTGCGTTAGTGTAAGAATGCTGAGCAATATTGAACTTCACTAACACGTCAGTAAACGCATCGCCTACTTGTGAGTTTGGTGAGTCAACAAAATCAACAATTCTGAAAGCCTGTGTAGTAGTCGCTACTGTTGCATCTAATGCAGTTGTAGAGTTACCTGTCACAGTTGAACCAGTTGATGTAGATTGCACTGCAGCTAATGGAGCGTTTGCACCAAGACCAGCTTGGGCAATAGATGCATCAGCTTGTATTTGAAATACTACATCAGGGTCATCGACAACATAGCCGACAGCATCAGATGCTACTGTGCTTGCTGGCCAATATTGAGCGAAAACCTTTTGTTTTGAGTTTGGGTCTGTATAAGAACATCCAACGAATACTCCTACTGTTCCTGCAGGGAAAACTGAAGAGTTAGAACCAACTGTGGTTACTATCTCAAGTGTTCCTGCTGTAACGATAGATACAACGCTCCCGTTGAAGATGTTTGTGTCATACCCAGACGCTATTTTAATTTGACGAGTAGAACCAGCATAAGGCTGTCCACCAATCAAATTTACGGGTTTTAGACCGTAAGGTGCGGCTGTTGATGCCATAATAATATCTCCTTAAAAAAATTATCTTTTACCTTTAGAAGTAGTAGATTTTTTATCAGAGAATAACGGCATTCTAGGGTCATTCTGTCTCATCAGGTTGTTATCTACAGCCTGTTCCTGAGCTCTGGCTTTTTCCCTGTAGTATTCATTTCTCTGGTCTACCATTTCTTGTGGCATCTTACATAGTAACAAACCACCAACTTCAATACCGTCCTTGAATCTTGAGTTAGGGTTTGCTGGTAAATTTACTTCTGGGTGGTCTGAATGTTTCACAGGCTCCCAGCCTTCACGCATACGAGAGGATACATTCATGTTATCAGCTTCATTAACTAATGAGGTTCTAATCCAACGATACGCCCATCCGTCTTCTTGATTGACTTCAGGTAATGTTGAACGAGGTTCCCACACTTTGTTTCGAACATCAGTTTCTTCACGTTTTACCGCTTCTCTACTTGTACGACTTTTAGCTTTATCCATTTGTATTCTCCGTTTTAATTAGTTCGCGTGCATATTGCTCTGGTGTTAGCTTGAATTTCTTTGCTAAAGCTAACTGTGTTTTTGTCAATCTAACCTTTTTAGGGCCAGTTGACCTTGTTGCTGGAGCAACTACAGTTGAAGGTTTGCGTTGGGCAGGTTTAGCCTCTTCCAACGTATCAGTCCCAAAATTTTCTGGGAATCGTTTTTGCATAGTACTATCAATACTACGATAATATTCGTCAGACGATGGGTCCACCCCACTTCTAACTAATTTCTCATGCAGTCCTAATGCCAATGAAGTCATCTCTTCGTCCTGTCCAAACCATTTGTTTTTCTCTTGCCAAGCAAGAGCTTTTGCATCTGGCTGTGGAATATTAGGTTTTACTGTTTCTTGCTCTGAAGATACCGCATTTTCATTGCTTTGTAAAGTTTCTTTAGAAAATTGCGGTTGTCTATCACTAGCTTGACCTAACTTATACTGAGCTTCATTCATTTTAGTTTGAGCTACTACTAATTTTTCACTATCACCTGAGTCATAAGCATCTCTATATTCTCTCTGAGCAATAGCTAATTCATTTGTATATTTATCTTGAAGAGTTTTAAGATAATCTTCTTCGCCTGTTGAAAGTGTTTCTTTGAGTTTTTTGTTTTCTTGCATTTGAAGTGCAGCTATTCTTTCAGCTTCAGCTGTACTTCTTTGAGCAGCTTCTTTTTCACGTCTTTCATCGTGATAAGCTTTTTTAAGTTGAGCCA